AACAAGCATCAAGGCGGGTGAGTGATGAAACCCTTTGACCCAGACATTGTTGACTTTGCCAACGCCGCGCCAAGCCACAACGCCAAACCATGGAAAGGATGGTCAAAATCATGAAGGACCTAACACAAAAGCCGCGCCAAGCCAAACACCAGGCCCGCGGATATGCAACGGAAGCGGAATGGGAACAGCTTCAAAAATGCGGCATTGGCCCGGAACGTGACCGCCTTATGGCCGCAATCAATAAACGTTCAAAAGCAAAATGAAAGGAAAAATAATATGTCCAAACAACACAAAGTCCGCATTCAAAACGCCTTGGCGGAAGGTGAAGAAATGGTCAAAGTGGTCACGGACGCCATGGAAGGGAAGGTCCCGGATAATGTTGCGGGCCAACGCCTTTTGGCCTTTATCAATCGCATTGAACGCCTTGAAGAAGAAAAGAAGGCGTTGGGTGATGACATCAAGGACATTTATGCGGAAGCCAAGGGGGTTGGGTTTGATGCCAAGACCATCCGCAAATTGGTCCGTTTGAAAAAGATGGACACGCAAAAACGCCGGGAAGAACAAGAACTTCTTGAAATGTATGCGGCCGCAATTCAATTGGATTTGGGGGTGTGATATGACGGAAGAACAAAAACAAGATGCCGCCCCGGACGTGACGCCGGAACAGGTTGCCTACGCCCAAGGCTATATGTCCGGAATTGTGGATGGTTATAAGGATGTCATGGCGCTTTTCCAACGCCTTCTTGATACCATCCCGCCCGGCCTTCGCCTGACACAAGAGGGGCAAGCCAACATTGCCCTTTTGAAATCCATTAAAGATGGGGTTGGCGCAAAATGCGTGGCGGCGGAAGCCCAACACAAAGCGGCCACGGCCCTTGCCCGCGGGGAAGTGACGGTGATGCAATGAATATTTTATCGGAATAGTACGCTTTAAGGCTTGACATCTACTAATAGTTTCTATACGGTAGCTATATAAGCTAACGAAATGAGGCGAAAAATGACTAGAGAAGAAAAACTGAAAAAGGCTACGGAATTTAACAAAGGCTGGAAACGCCTTTGCTCCGGCCAGTACCGTAACACCTACAATCCTGCATGGCAGTGGGATATTAAACGCGGCCATGCAACGGGAAAAGATTGGTTTATCCACTTGGAAAATGGGGCTGTCATCAATCCCATGAGCTGCCAAGGGCTTCGCTCCGATTTTCCTACTCTTGATGACGCTAAACGGGCGGTTAATCAGTTTGTTTTCGATAACGGAATAGTACGCTTTAAGGCTTGACATCTATATGTAGTTATAATAAGTTGGTAATATAAACACCAACAAATGAGGCAGTTATGAATATCACACCGGATTACACGCTTTCGCGGCCAGTGGAGAACCCGACTTTTCGGGTAATCAACATGGGCGCGGGTGTTCAATCTACCGTTATGGCGTTGCTTGCGGCCAAAAATATCATCGGCCCGCGCCCTGACCATATGATTTTTGCAGACACGCAATGGGAGCCGAAGGGCGTTTATAAGCATTTGGACTGGCTGGAAAAAGAAATCACGCGCCTGACCAATGGCCTTACCGTTCTTCACCGCGTTACGCAGGGAAATATCCGCGAGAACGTGATTGAAAGCAAAAATACTACGGGGCAACGGTTTGTCGCGTTGCCCTTCTACACAAGCGATTCCGGCATGGGAAAGCGGCAATGCACCCGCGAGTATAAAATCCAGCCCATTGAAAGAAAAATCAGGGAGATTGCCGGATTGAAGTTTGGCGAAAAAGCCCCGAAAGATTTGCTTGTAGAACAGTGGGTTGGCATTTCGTGGGATGAAATGGAACGGATGCGCGTTTCCGATAAAAAATATGTTCATATGCGGTACCCCCTGATTGAACTGCAATGGCGCAGATATGATTGCTTGCGCTGGTTTAACAAGGAATATCCGGGCCGGGAATTGAAAAAATCGTCCTGCATCGGATGCCCTTTCCATGACAACACAATCTGGCGCGACATGAAGATTAACGACCCCGAAAGCTGGAATGATGCCGTTGAAATAGACAAGGCCATTCGTGATGGCGGCACCCTGCGCGGCATGAAACAAAAGCAATATATGCACCGTTCCTGCAAGCCTTTAAGCGAGGTTGACGTTGACAGTCTTGAAGATAAAGGCCAAGGCGCGTTTCTTGGTGAATGTGAAGGGATGTGTGGAACATGACCAGCATCATCAGCATTTATCGCCGTTTCCCCACGAAGGAATCCTGCCTTGAACATCTTGAAAAAGTGCGCTGGAAGGATGAACCTTGCTGCCCTTGCTGCAAAAGCGAAAAGGTTTCCCGTAAAAAGGAAATCGAACAGCGTAACCGCTGGCAATGCAGCTTGTGCCGCAAGTCGTTTTCCGTGACCGTGGGAACGATCTTCCACAACAGCCACGTTGACCTGCAAAGATGGTTCCTGCTTATCAGCCTTATGTTTTCGGCCAAGAAAGGGCTGTCTGCCATGCAAGCTGCTAGGGACTTGGAAATGCGCCGCCCTACGGTATGGAGCATGATGCACCGCATACGCAGGGCTATGGTTGACGATGGCAAATTGCTGGCGGGGATTGTCGAAATGGACGAAACCTACATAGGCGGCAAGCCTCGTAAATCCAACTACAAAGACCCGGACGATAAAGGCAGTCCGAGAGGCCGGGGCACCGACAAAGCCCCTGTAATTGGAGCCGTTGAGCGCGGAGGCCGTGTAAGGCCCAAGCGGTTAAGAAAGAGGAAATGACCGGACCAGACATTCTTAAAATCGTGCGCTCTATGTTGGATATGCCGAACAGCGTTTTGAACACGGACGAATATCCCGGCTATAACGGGATGAGCAATCACGTTCTGCACCGCGCCATAAGCCACAGGGAAGGCTATTCCCGGCGTGACCTGTTTTCCGGCCAGTACGGGAACATTCACACCAACACCATTGAGGGCTTTTGGGCGATTGTGAAACGCGCCTTGTACGGGCAATTCCACCATGTCAGCAAGAAATATCTGTCGCTTTACCTGAATGAATTGACGTTCCGTTATAACCATCGTGGAAATCCTAATGCTTTGGAGGAAATACTATGCTTAGCGATAAAGCCTTAAAGCGTACTATTCCGATTTCGGGCATGACTAGGGAGGGCTTAGAGAGCCTGCTTGTTGGGGATTTGGGGAGGGATGCGGTCTTGGGGGTGCAAATATGATTGAGATACCGCCAGCGGAAGCGGCCGCAAAGTTGAGGGACGCCGCAACGGAATTGCGGAAGTTTAACAGCATAGCCCACGCGAATTGGCTTGAATACATTGCAAGTCAAGCGCGAAGCCGTGATGATGGAACAATGATTTGGGATATTGTGGACGGCCAAGCCTACGTTTCAATCTCGCATTGGGGGATGTTCCCGGTTGGCCCGGCGCATCCATTCGGGGTGAATGCGGATGGCAAGAATTGACAAATTGACCCCAACGCAACGGGCCGCCCTTGGGCGCATGGAACCGGGTGTTTGGTATAACCCAAGGGAATTGGGTGTCCCATTATCCACAATGAAGGCGTTGCGCCGTGAAGGATTTGTCAAAACGGATGAACCCTTCACACACATGTTTAATTTTAACGGAAGGTTTTCAAAATGAAAATAGAACGCATCATGGTCATAGGGCTTACCATTCTTTGCATTGCCATTTTCTTTATGGCCCGGGAAGGCCGGACGCCTGTTCATGTGTGGGTGGATGACCGCAACGGTTGCCATTATCTTTACACGGACGGCGGCCCACTTATCCCACGCGCCAAGGGTGACTTTGGTGGTCACTTGTGCCAATATGTTCCAAAGGGATAGACATGGCCAAAAAGACACCATCACCAAAAGAACAAAAAGAAGAAACGCCACTTGGGCTTCCCCGATTTTCGGGCCTTGGTTTGACGCCGGCGCAAGAAGCGTTTGTGGTCCATTATTGTTCTGATTACACATTCAACGCAACACGGGCTTATGTGGATGCGTTCAATCTTGACATTGACAATGATTATGGAAGCGCGGGGACACTTGCTTCACGTTTGTTGAAAAAGGTTGAAATACGGAAAGCGGTTCAAATTCAAATGGAACTGCAATTGGAAGACAAGGACGCCTTGGCCAAACGCATCATTGATGAACATTCCAAGATTGCCTTTGCCCATTCATCCATGATTATGGATGGGGTGTCATCATTTGGATATGTGGTTAAAGACCTTTCGGAAATTCCGGCCGAATATCACGCGGCCATTGCCGGTTTTAAGAAGACGGCGGAAGGTCTTTTGGAAGTGAAATTCTATGACAAACAAAAGTCATTAGATAGCTTGGCCCGCATCTTGGGTATGTTTGATGATGCGGCCGCCAAGGTTGGCGAAAAATATGAAGACCTGATTGCCCGCGCCCGGGCGTCAAAGACCACAGAAAGGGATTAAAATGGTCAATAAAGTGATTTTGGTTGGGAACGTTGGCGCGGACCCTGACATCCGGACAATGCAAAGCGGGGACCGTGTGGCCAACTTGTCAATTGCCACGTCCGAACGATGGAAGGATAAGGCCACGGGCGAAAAGAAAGAAAAGACGGAATGGCACAAGGTTGTTGTGTTTAACCCCGGCCTTGTGAAATTGATTGAAGGGTGGATAACAAAGGGGACCAAACTTTATATTGAAGGCCAGCTTCAAACGCGAAAATGGCAGGATAAGGACGGGACGGACCGTTATTCAACGGAAATTGTGTTGAAGCCATACCGCGGGGAAATCAACATCCTTTCATCCACAAAGGTCCGCAATGATGATGCCGGCGGCGGTGATGATTATGCCGCGCACAACGGCCATTCCCCTGATTATCAATCTTCCACATATTCGCAAAATGATATGGATGACCCGATTCCATTCTAATTGATTTTGTGTTATCCATTCTAAATGGAAGAAAAAGTTTGTTTCAAATGCCAAAAACAAAAACCATTGTCCGATTTTTATAAACATCGGATGATGGTTGATGGTCATTTGAACAAATGTAAAGAATGCACGAAGCGCGATAGTCGTAAAAATAGGGCGTCAAATATAGAATATTACAGAGAGTATGACCGCGCCCGCGGAAATCGCCAATCAACTGAAAAAATAAAAGAACGTAGGATAAAAAATCCACAAAAATATCAGGCGCAAACAGCCGTTAATAACGCTATAAGAGATGGGCGTTTATTCAAAAAACCTTGCGAGGTTTGCGGTTCGTTGTGTGTACACGGTCATCATAATGACTATTCGCGCCCGCTTGACGTTCGTTGGTTATGCCCGGTTCATCACAAGGAAGCCCATAAAAATGATTGACCCAATTGTCAATGAATTGATTGACAACTTCACCTTATACGCCCCAAACCAATTGTTTGTGAAGGATAAGGCCGGCCAGATTGTTCCATTCAAATTGAACAAGGCGCAATTGTACGCCCACGCCAAGTTGGAAGAACAGAAAGCCAAGACCGGGAAGGTCCGGGCGGTTATCTTAAAGGGCCGCCAACAAGGTATGTCAACCTATATTGGCGGCCGGTATTTTCACAAGACCGTCACCCGGCCGGGGACATTGACCTTTATTTTTGCCCACGATGCCACGGGTTCAAATTCATTGTTTGGTATGGTCAAGACGTATTACCAAAAGGCCCGTGACCCGCGGTTCCTGCCAACCCTTGGCGCATCAAACGCAAAAGAACTATTATTCCCCGGCATGCTTTCAGGTTACAAAGTCGGAACGGCCGGAACGGGTGAGGGCTTGGGGCGCGGCACAACCTTTCAATGTGTTCATTGGTCGGAAGTTGCGTATTCGCCAAACTGTGATGACCACGCGGCCGGCTTGATGCAAACCGTCCCGGATATGCCAGACACGGAGGTTATCCTTGAAAGCACCGCTAATGGACAAAATAATTATTTCCATAGGATATGCCAACAGGCCATGTCTGGGGAAAGTGACTTCATCCTGATTTTCATTCCTTGGTATTGGCAAGACGAATACACCCGCCCTTGCCCGCCTGACATGGAATTGTCCATGGAAGAAGGGGAAATGTTGGACCTTTATGCAAAGGACGGACTAACCAAAGAACATCTTATGTGGCGGCGGGCCAAGATACGGAATGAATTTTCCGGGGATGAAATGTTGTTCAAAAAGGAATATCCGTTCAACCCACAAGAAGCCTTTGAAGTTTCGGATGACAAGGCGTTCATCAAAGCCAAACACGTCATCCGGGCCAAGAACGCCCCGCCGGTTGCCGTTGCCGTTCAACCGCCGCTAATCATTGGGGTTGACCCTGCCCGCATGGGTGGGGACAAATTCCGCCTTGTGTTCCGTCAAGGCCGCAATTGTTCACAGGCCATGACGCTTCCGCCCATGGAGGTTGACCAATCGGCCCAACGCCTTATTCAAATCATTAAAAAATACAATCCGCAACGTGTGAATATTGACACGGGCGGTTTGGGTGTTGGCGTTTATGACATTGTGAAAAATGCAGGGTTTGGAAAAATCATCAAGGGGATTGCCTTTGGTTCCCGTGATGTCATGGAACCTGAAAAATATTATAACAAACGGGCGGAAATGTACGGACTAGCCAATGAATGGTTGCAGGACGCGCCGGTGTGTATCCGTTTTGCGGACCAGAAGGATATGGACCAGTTGCAAGCGGAACTGACATCTGTTCAAATCAAGCGTTATGGCGTCAACAATGAATTGTTGTTGGAAAGCAAAGAGGAAATGCGGTCCCGCGGCATACCATCACCCGACCTTGCGGACGCCTTTGTCCTGACCTTTGCCACAAACGTCACGGACAGCGGGTCCGATATGGCGGGGATGACAGGCGCACCCATTCAAACAAACACAGATTGGAACCCATTTGGATGACACAGGAACCCGCAAATGACCAACCGGAACGCTTTTATTTTGGGGACAAGCGATTAGACGCCCTTTATTGGGCCTTGCGTGATGAAATACAAGAACGATTGGGCGGGCAAGACATCCCGGCCATGACCGTTGTTGGTGTCATTGAAAAGATTAAGTTGGACATAATCAAGGAAGTTTTTTGGGATGATTAAGACGGACGTTGATGACCATTCATGTGGACACCGCCGGTGGTTCATTGTTTTTTCTTCAAGGCCCAAGGGCGTGAAGCCGCTTTTCCTTCACCGCATATTCACCCGCCCCGAATGGTCCCATGTGTGGGCTTTTTGTTGGGACCCCGTGACGGGAATATATTTGACCATTGACCCCCGCGGAAACAATATGTTTGTCCAACCTGTCCCGGTGCAATTCACGCCGGAACAGGTTTTGCAGGAAATAGCGGAACGCCCAACCACGCGGGCCATTGTCCAATTTGATAAGGATGAAGTCCAAAGGTATGGTTTCAAATTTCATGGGTTCCACACATGCGTCACGGTCATGAAGGACCTTTTGGGCATAGGTAAAATGACCATCCAAACACCAAAGGCATTATTTCACCATTTGATTAAATCCGGCGGTGTGCTATTCTTTTTGCAAAAGAAAGGCGGTCAATGATGACATCAATGTTTTCCAAGCCAAAAATGCCGGACACATCGGCGCAAGAAAAACAGATAAAAGACCAAAATGCCAAATTGGCCGCGCAAGAAGAAGAACAGCGCACCAAGGATGCCGCCAAATTGCGGGCGCGTCAAGGACGTGCGGGAACGGGCGCGGGCGGCAACACGCTATTGACCGGACTTGAAACAGGTTTAAGGGACACATTGGGTTAAGGTCACGTCATGGGAAGTCAAAAACCGGAACAATTGTTGGAACGGGCAAAGAAAGCGGAAGGGATGCGGGATATGAACCGCGCCCTTTTTGAAGATTGCTATGAATATTTATTGCCTTTCCGCAACACGTTTTCCATGACGCCCGGTCAATTAAACAAGCCCACAAAGGTTTTTGACAGTACCGGCATGATTGCCGCGTCAAACTTTGTGAACACCATGCAATCAAACTTCACGCCCGTTTTCCAACGTTGGGCGGAATTCAAGCCCGGCCCGGGCGTTGATGAAGAAAGCAAGGAAGACACAACGGAAGCCTTGTCCGAATTAACCAAGCTGGTCTTTACCTATCTAAACGCTTCCAATTTTGCATTGGCATCCGCTGAAATGTATTTTGACTGGGGCATTGGGACCGGGGCCTTGTGGGTCTTTGAAGGTAACGAAACCCAACCATTGAATTTTGTGTCCATGCCAATTTCACAATATGCCCTTGAAGAAGGGGCTTTTGGTGAAGTGGCCGGCATCTTCAAAGAAACGGAACTTTCAGGGGAATTGATTGAACCCACATTCAAGAATTTCCGCCCGAAACTTCCACAGTCCATCAAAGATAAAATTGCCCAAGACCCAAAATCTAAAATCAAGTTGACCGAATGCCTTTATAAGGATTACACGGATTTTGTGTGGCGTTATGAAGTCATCATCAATGAAACAAAAGATGTCATTGTCAAGACGCAATTCAAAGAAGCTATTTGCTTGACCCCGCGTTGGTTGAAAATCCCGGGCTTTCCTTATGGGGTTGGCCCGTTCATGTTGGCCATGGCGGACGTGAAGACATTGAATAAAATCAAGGAACTGTTCCTTCAAAACTTGGCCTTGTCCGTGTTTGGTGTTTACACCGTCATCAATAACGGGACATTCAACCCAAACACTGCCGTCATCCGCCCGGGCATGTTCATCCCGGTTGAACGTAATGGCGGAACAATGGGGCCGTCAATCGCGCCGTTGCCAACGTCCGGCAATTTTGAAATGCAAGAATTCGTCATGAATTCTCTTGAAGACCACATCAAGAAAATCATGTTGGACACACGCCTTCCGGAAGACCGCCCACAACCGCGCACCGCGTTTGAAATTGCGGAACGCATCAAGGAATTCCAAGCGGACATTGGTTCCGCATACGGCCGCGCAATCTTTGAATTTGTCATTCCATTGTTCCGCCGCATCATTGAAATTTTGGCCAAGAAAAAATTGATTGCGTTGCCGCCCGGGTTTGACATTGACCAATTCATGGTGAAAATCCAAGTTGTGTCCCCGATTGCCCAAACGCAAGCCATGGCGGATGTCCAACGGTTCTTGGAAAATTACCAAATGACGGCCAACATTTCCCCGCAAATTGCCATGATGTCTTATGACATTGAGAAATTGCCGCAATGGTTGATTGAGAATGTGGGCGGTCCGGCCGAATTGTTACGGTCACAGGATGACAAAACATTGTTGACGCAAGCCATTGCACAGTCATTGGCCATGATGCAAGCCCAAGGCCAGCAACCCGCACCAATGGAAGGCGCGGCCAATCAAGGAACAGCGGGGGCCATGCCATGATGCAAATTCCCATGGGGACAAAAGCATATAATGACCCGCTTGGCTTTGACCCAACCGCCAAGGCGGACCAATACGACCCAACAAAAGAAGTTTTTGAACAGGCCGCGGCCGAATTGTTCAATCTTAATTCCGCATTCTTGCGTTGTTTTTCAACGCCGGATGGCCAAATTGTTTTGGACTTCCTGAAAAAGAACACCATTGAAGCGGGGACATGGATGTCCGGACTTGCCGCATCAAACGGCATGGACGCGGCAACGGCGCATGGTTTCGCCCGGGAAGGACAAAACGCCCTTGTGCGTGATGTCCTTGGGCGGATAGAATTGGCAATGTCCGCCAAATCGCCGGAAGATTACATCAACCAAATGCAAATGAAAGGTTCCCAAAATGGCTGAACGTACAACAACACCGGTGGCCGCGCCGTCAATGCGGGAAGTCACAACATACCAATGCCTTGGTCTGACATTCACGACCACGGACACTATGCAACCGCTTGAACTGGCAAATTTCACTGAAAAATGCCTTCAAGTTTATGGGACGTTTGGGACGGGCGGTTCAATCACGTTCTATGGTTCAAACGATGCCGCGGACCTTGTGTTGCAACCAGATAACGCCGCGTCCGGGTGGTGTCCATTAACGGACCCGCAAGGAAACGCAATCACCAAGACGGCAAAAGCCATTGAAGAAATCTTGGAAAACCCACGCTATATCACGGCAAAGGTGACGGCCGGGGACGGAACCACAAACTTAAAAGTGTTCATCACTTGCAAACGGAGCATTTAATCATGGGAATTTTCGGAAAAGATAAAGAAGAAAACGTTGAAGACGTTGTGACCGTCAATGGGTTGCCGCTTTCCACCATCAAAGATGAACTTTTGAAGGGTGCGCGGGCGTTCAAGGCATTTGAAAAGGGTGCGGAAGTTGTTGCGACACTTGAAAACCTTCAAGCGGTTGCCAGCGAAACCAAGGCCCGTGTTGATGACCTGAAAGCACAAGAAGGGCAAGCCAAACAGGATTTGGATGCCGCCATTGACAAAATCCAATTGGCGGAAGCCGCGGCCAGCAAAACGCGCAAGGCGGCCCAAGCGGAAGCGGAAGGCATCATTTCCGCCGGGAAAAAGGAAGTTGATGACCACAAAGCCAATCTTGAAGCGGAACTTGTGGAATTGAACAACGCCATTTCCCTTGGCAAAGAGGAATTGGAAACCGTGACGGCGGCCCTTGTGGCGGCCCGGGCGGACCTTGAAGAAGTCACCAAACAGATTGAACAGGTCAAGGCATCGGTCCAGTCAATCGGCGCAAAATAACAAGGGGGCATCATGTCTTTCACGCAAGTCCCGCCAAATAGCACAGGCAATAAAATTGACACCGTAACCGTTGTTGATGGCGCGGACACTGTTCACCGCCAAGTTGTTATTGTCAAAGAAGACCCGGCCGGGACGGACCCATCATCAAGAATGATGGGAATGCAAGAAATGATGGAATATTATTTAAGCGCAATTCTTGAAAAACTCCCGCGCCTAGATAGTACGGATAGAATGTTGGTGACACTGGCGGAAGTCATAACACCAACATATCAATCCGGCGTGTATAACTCCACAACCGGTGCGGCCACTGCATACATTAACACGCCATGGGATACGTCAAGAATGGCGGCAAATGGCCTTTATCAACAAATCATTATTTCTTAGGGGTCTAATATGGCAACAACAGTTAATCTTAGAAAATTGATGCATCGGAAGGCGTGGGAATTTTGCACACCTTCACCATTATCACCGGGAACCGGTTCATTTGTTGTTTCTGACAAATTTAACGTTTTGCCGGGAAGTCCCGCTTATTTTATTGGTGGGGCATCGTCAATTTATAGATATGACGGTGATGAAGATGCATGGTTACAGCTTCCAAACTCTGGTATTGCCGGGGCATTTGGGGCGGGGTCTTGTGGTGAATTCCGCGGCCTTGGTGCTATGGGGGGCGTTTTCACACAAACCGCAACGGCGGGGTCAACAACAACCATCACAACAAACAGGACCATCACAAGGTCATTGGCCGGGCAAAGAATTCGTGTCATTGCCGGTTCCGGCATTGGATATGATGGGACAATCCTTTCAAACACGATAGGCGCAAACGCCGTTATCACGGTTTCAGTTGCAAGCGCGGTGGCGTTTGATGCTACAACTCAATATCAAGTTTATTCGGGTTCAGTCTGGTTTTTTAACGCTGGTTCAACCGCGGTTGGTTTCAGTGTTTATGATATTGCCACAAATTCATGGACGGCAAAATCTGTCACGGGTCTTCCAACAGCATGGGGAACGGACGGAATGTTGGTTTCCACAATCGGTGCGGCCGCATCTTTTGCATCTGGTACAGCAACAGGCGGGACAACAACAACCCTTGTGAATTCCGGAAAGAACTGGAACACCAACCAATGGGCAAATTATCAGGTTCGCTTTACGGGCGGTACAGGAAAAGGGCAAATTGCGAAAATCGCATCAAATACAGCAACAACACTCACAATATCAACGGTTGCGGTTGCCCCGGACGCCACAACAACATATTCAATTGAAGGTGATGATGACGCGTTCTATTTAATGGGGGGTAGTGCCGTAACACTTTACAAATATATTGTTTCAACAAATACATGGTCAACATTAACCCCGGGCGTTGCCCGCGCCGCGGCAATGGCCGCCGGTGCGACAGCAAACTGGATTGATGGTGTTTCAACATGGGTTCTTCCGTCAAATGAAGCGGCCGCGGCAATATCGGGAACTTCCCTTTATGCACAAAATGGGCGTTATATCTATTCGTTCCGCGGTGGTGGTTCTTCCGCGCTTGATGTCTATGACATTGCCGCGAACACATGGTTTTCCTTGTCATACGGGAACCAGAATGAAACATTCACAACCGGTTCCGCGAACACTGATTTTGGCGGTTCAATATATATCTTGAAGGAGGCAACGGGACGCGTTTTTAGGTTTGATATTGGTGACAATGTTTTGCGGGCCTTTGGAACAAATGTCCACCCACAATCAACAACGGTTGCAGGTCAAAAAATATTTGTGTTGCCCTATGTTGATGGGGCAACACGCGTTAATTTTCTTTACTTTATGCAACATTCTCGGGCGGAAATTTTTAGATTATTGGTGGTGTAAAATGATAGAAATATTTGAAATTGATGGATTTGGTTGGGGGTACAAAGGTGAGGGCATTTATCAAGAATGCGACCCAGAGCTTGACGGATTTGAACCAATGACCCGTGAACGCGCCGAACAAATGGCGTCCATTGTATCGGCAAGAATTGGTCAATAAGATGTTATTGGCCCTTTGGTTTGGTTTCTGGAATGAAGGCGATTGGACCGGGGCTTTTAACGCCGCTTCCGGCGGTGAATACATAACCATCTACAGAAGGAAAAGAAGATGACCACAGAAAACGAAGGCCAAGAAGGTCAAGACAATGGCCAAGGAAATCAAAATGACGCCGGGAAAAACGAAAATCAGGGTGACCAAAACAAAGGCACGTCAAGCAATGACAGCATTTTGGACCTTGAAGGGAAAAATGATGGGGCAAAATACAAGCCCGGTGAAAAGCCGGAAGGCTTGGATGATGCCCTTTGGGATGCGGAAAACAAGACATTCAAGGGTGATGCCCTTTTTGAAAAGTTGACTGCGGCAGAAAAACAAGCCAAAGACCTACGCGAAAAAATGGGACGCCGCGGCGCACCCCCTGAAAAGGCGGATGATTACAAATTTGAAGCCCCGGCGGACGCACCTTGGAAAGATATGGTTCCGGCGGATGACCCCGTATTAAAAGCGGCAAAAGACGTTGCCCACAAACTTGGCCTTTCACAAGGACAGTTTGGGCCATTGGTTCAAGAAGTGTTGAATGCCGCGTATAAGAACCTTGAAGCCCAAGAAGGACAGGAACAGGCGGAACCAACGGAAGAAGAAAAGGCCGCATTCCGTGAAGCGGAAATTTCCAAGATTGGTCCAAATGGACCGGCCGTTGTCAAAGCGGTTTCCGAATTTGTCCGCCAAAATATTGGCGTTCATTTTGATGAAAAATCAGTGAACACCATCAAGGCTATGACATCCACCGCGGAAGGTATTCATTTATTAAACCAAATCCGGGAAATGGTTGGTTCCGGTGAACGTATCCCCATGGGCAATATTGACGGCCAAGCGGTCACGGGCCTTCCATCGGATGCGGAAATCATGTCATTCATGGGTTCGGCCGAATATCAAAAAGGGGACGCGGCCGCCCTTCAAAAGGTTGATAAGTGGATGGATATGCGCCAAAAAGCCGGACGCCCGCTTTATCTGCAAGCCTAATTTATTGAACATCGGAAGGACGGTGATTGACATGAAGGGGACCAAAAAAGGCGGTAAAGGCGGCAAAGGAACCGGGAAAGGTGGAAAAGGTTGTTAATATCTTGACCACAATTTGAACAAATTAAATCACCCCTTGATTGGGGTGATTTTTTTGTGTTATATTATTTTTGTTCAAGCGACCCGCTAGGCAAAAAAGCGGCCTTACCGTGACCACACGGCCCGCAAATATCGGCGGCCCTATCGCATAGATACGGCAAATCAACCCTTTATTTGTGAGGAAAAAAGCATGTCAATCACTGCATCACAGAACTTTATCACTTCCTTTGACGCCTTGGTCAAACAAGCGTTCCAAGGGTCCGGCGTTTTGCGCGAAACTGTTCGTGTAAAAACCGGCGTTGTTGGCTCAACACACGTTTTCCCGAAACTTGGGAAAGGCGTGGCAACGGAACGCATTCCGCAAACGGATGTCATTCCAATGAACGTTGTCCACAGCAAGGCAACCGCAACCATTCAGGATTGGAATGCTCCGGAATATTCGGACATTTATGACCTGTCCAAACTGTCATTTGATGAAAAGAAAGAATTGGCAAACGTCATTGCATCCGCAATGGGCCGCCGCCTTGACCAACTTATCATCAACGCCATGATTGCGGGGGCAAACGCCACAACCGTTGGCGTCAACATCGGTGGTTCCAACACCGGCTTGAACATTGACAAAATCCTTCGCGCAAAACGCTTGATGGATGATGCCGGTGTCCCGGATGATGGTGAACGCTATATGTGCGTTTCCGCATACGCCATTGAACAGGCCCTTCTTGACCCCAAAATCACGTCACAAGATTACAATATCTTGCGCCCGTTGATGGAAGGGTCCTTGAAGAAATACGCCACGTTCAATTTCAAGATGATTGAAACCCGTACGGAAGGCGGCCTTCCGGTTGCTTCTCTCGTCCGTTCAAACTTCGCCTATCACAAATCGGCGGTTGGTTTGGCGATTGGTCTTGATATGCGAACGGCCGTTGACTGGATTGCGGAAAAGACTTCTTGGTTGATGAACGGTATGTTCTCGGCCGGGTCCGTTGCGATTGACAACGGCGGTATTTATACCGTGTCCACATACGAAGCGTAATAATTTGGACGGCCCCAATGGCGGGGCCGTCCTTCATCTTCAACCCTTTGAAAGAGGAAACACATCATGCCTTTTGTACGTTCAAACTTTTCACCCATTGGCGGCCAATCTTCACGCGGTAAAGCCCCACAGGTTTTCAGCTATTCCACGGCGGATGCCGCGGCAACAGTTGACACGGCGGGTTATTTTAACAGCGTGGCGGATTTGGTCAACGTTGGTGACATCATCCTTCGCACCACATTCACGGACGGGACATTCACAGCGGTTTCAACCGCTGGGATGCACGTTGTATCATCCAACACCGGTGGTGTTGTTGACGTGAATGACGCCCTCGCCTTGACCATGACCGATACGGACTAATCCTAGCAAGCCGCGATTTAAGCACATTGCGCGGCGGTGGGTTTTCGCCTTCCGCCGCGTTTTTTTAGGAAAGGGGCCTTGAAATGGCACAAACAAAATTTTCAATTGCATCCCAAGCCCTTATTCAGTTACGCGCCGCAACCGTATCTTCATTTGAAGACGGGACCAATGAAGCGGACATCATGGCGGACATGTATGACACATGGGCGCGGATGGTTCTGGCAATTCACCCTTGGTCATTCGCCCGCCGGCGTGAACAGCTTATCAGGGAAAACAAGACCCAACCCGGTTGGGCGTATCTTTACAAAGTCCCCGCAACCGCCTTGCGGATTTTTGCCATTTATAATTCATCGGCCAACAATGCGCCGCCCTTCAAAAACTTTGAAATTGTTTCGGATGACGCCGGCCAATATGTGGCATGCAATGAAGAAACGGTCTTTGCATTGTTCACCACATACGTTCCGGAAGCGGTTTGGCCGGCATGGTTTGTTGACTTTGCCATTTATGCCCTTGCGGCCCACGTTGGCATGCCTGTCACGCATGATGAAACATTGACGGGATTGCACCGTCAAACGGCCTATGGCCCCCCTTCCGATAATGGGAACGGTGGGAAATTTGCCATTGCGGCCAGCGTGTCGGACCAACAAAGCCCGCCGCAACAATACAAGGAAAATGAAATCATCCAAGCAAGGTTTTCGTAAACATGCCAAAAGTCCGTTATCATGATGACAATAAAGATTATGTTGAATTTAAGTGTCCCGGGTGCGGCCATAGGCACAGCATGAATGTTGACCCGGCAAACGGGCGGACGGCTTGGACATTTAATCATGACCTTGAAAAACCAACTTTTTCACCATCACTTCTTGTCCGTTCCGGTCATTATATTCCGGGCCAACCACAGCCGCCAAATTGCGCCCCATGTAGTTACAAAGATGAAGATGGTAATGGTTGGCCTTATGCATGCGGGATTTGCCATTCCTTTATCCGTGAAGGGAATATTGAATTCCTTTCAGATTGCACACATAGCCTTGCCGGAAAGACTGTTCCAATGGGGGAATTTGAATAATGCCAATGGTCCGCCAAATTCAACAACGCTTTACCGCCGGGGAACTTGACCCGGCCATGTTGGGCCGTTCGGACGTTGACCAATATTATTCCGCGGCCGAAACCCTGACAAACGTTGTGACCACGCCACAGGGCGGTTTTAAGCGTTGCCCGGGCCTTGCAAATCGTGACCGCATCCTTAAACAGTTGACCCGGGAAACATCTTATTCCGTGACCGCGCCAAACGGCGGAACCACGGCAAATTTGACGGACAACAACACGGCCACAGTTTTCACAACCACAACCGCCATTGGCGTCAACAATCCTTATGTTGTGGCGCAATTAGACCTTTCTTCATCAAAGGCCATGGGGAAAATTGAAGCCCTTGGCGTGTCATTATCGTCCGGAACATCAAATGAATTCTTCATTCAATATTCCGTCAATGGTTCAACATGGTTTAATGCCGGCGCGGCCCTGTCACTGACATCAACCGCCAAGGACTTCACGCGCCGCGTGTGCGCGTCCGCAAGGTATGCCCGCCTTGTCCGTATTGGGTCAACCAATTTGGCCGGCGTGACTGTAACCGTGAAGGACATGCAAGTTTGGACGGAAGGCGCAAAATCAAAAGTTAAAATGCGGGCTTTCACGTTCAACAACGCGCAAACATATAACCTTGTTTTCACGGACAAAAATATTGCCGTTTACCGTAACAAACAATATGTCATTGACATCCGCCATGAAGACCTTTTATCCGATAATGTCCCTTATGTGAATATCACACAATCCGGGGACACGGCCATTTTGTTCAACAAAAATGTGCAAACTAAGACATTGTTGCGCGGTTCTGACCACGATATTTGGACGCTTTCAAATACCGTTTTTTCATCAATCCCTTATTATAATTTTGTCCCGGCAAACACAAACCCGGCCACAACGTTGACACCATCGGCCGCAACTGGAAACGTCACATTGACCGCGGGGACGGCCCAATTTACAGCGGCGGACATTGGGCAATATATTGAAGGAAATGGCGGACGGGCGCGGATTGTTTCATATACATCAACCACGGTGGTCAAGGCCGTTGTTGAGATCCCGTTCATTGACACAACCGCCATTGCGTCCGGAAATTGGATAATCATGCGCGGATATGAGGCGGCATGGTCTTCCACACGCGGTTGGCCGACATCCGGCGTTTTCCATGAAGGACGCCTTGTTGTTGGTGGTTCCCGTGACCGCCCAACAACACTTTGGTTGTCCCGTGTTGGTGATTATTTTGACTTTGACCTTGGGCAATTGTTGGATGATGACGCGATTGAATACACAATTGGTGGTGATTATAACGAAATCATCAATGTCTATTCCGGACGGGCCTTGATGGCTTTCACGGCATCCGCGGAATACATTGTCCCCCAAAGCCTTGGGGACCCAATTACGCCCGCAAACATGAACTTGAAACGTCAAACGTCCATTGGGTCACAATCCTTGTTGCCCGTTGTGGAATTTGAAGGCGGCGTTCTTTATAACCAGCGCGGCGGGCAATCTATTCAGGAATTTGTTTATGAACAATCTGTTGATGGCTTCATCAATAATTTTGTGTCCTTATTGTCATCACACCTTGTGAAAGTACCTGTTGACTTTTCTTTGCGCCGGGCGACATCAACCGATGAAGGGGCCTATTTATTGCTAGTCCGAGAAGACGGAAATGCGTCCATTGCAAACATTTTGCGTTCCCAGAACATCACGTCTTTTGCCCGCCGGACCACGGACGGAACATTCCGCGCATGCGGCGTTGAAGGTGACACTATGTGGTTTGCGGTCAACCGGGTCATCAATGGTGATGACCGTGATTGGCTTGAAAATATTGAAACGTCAAACCTTTTGGACGCTTCAACACGCCTGACATCCGGCCTTCCAACCACAACCATGACCGGCCTTGAACATCTTGAAGGAAAAACAGTCAAGGTCATTATGGACAATTCTATTGTTCAAAATTCAACCGTGACCGGCGGGCAAATAACATTGTCCCGCGCCCCAACAACGTCCATTGAAGTTGGCTTGAATTTCACGCCAGTTGTGAAGGATTTGCCCGTTGAAATCCAACAAATCGGAACCGCAATGGGGCTTTATTTCAATATCTCGGAAGTGACATTGCGCGTCAAAGACACATCAAATATTCTTGTGAACGGGAAGTTTGTTAATTTCCGCGGTTTTGGTCCTTCCGGCGGCGGTTCACCATTGGACGCCGCGCCGCCATTATTCACTGGCATCAAAACAATGCGCGGCTTCTTGGGTTACGACTTGACCGGACAGGTCACTATCACACAAAATGAACCATTGCCAATGAACGTGTTGGCCGTGGTTAAGAGAGTAAAGGCATCGTAAAATGGCGGACCCAGTATCAGCATTACTTTTATCAAGCGCGGCAAGCGCAGGCGGAACAGCGGCGGCGGCAGGGGCGGCCGGAACAGCGGCGGCGGCAGGGGCGGCGGCGTCAACTTTTTCCATGGGAACATTGCTTTCCCTTGGTTTGACGGGTGCGGGCGCATTGGCACAAATCAGCGCGGGAAACCAACAATCCGCCATGTATAAGTTTCAGGCAAAACAATCTGATATGAACGCGCAATTGGAAGGCATCCGCGGCCGGCAAGAAGCCCTTCAAATTAAAAAGGAACGTGACCAAAAATTGGCGTCCATCAATGCCACATACGCGGCCCGGGGTGGATATGTTGGAAGCGGAACGCCGGCCCAAGCCTTGATTGAAAGCCGCAAGAACGCGGCGGAAAGTATTGACATGGCCATGTTCAATTCGTCCATGAAACAAAATCAATATTCAAATCAGGCCGCAAGCCAAATTGCGGAAGGTAAATCCGCAAAATCGGGCGGTTACACAAACGCACTTTTAACCATAGGCCAATCAAAAGTGGCCCAATCTTTGTTGGATTTTTAGACCATGGCACAAGACGTTGAAATCATCCGCCCACAAGGACGCCAAGTCCAAGCCCTTCCGGAAATCGCGCCGCCGGGACAAGAAGCCTTGCGGACAACACAACGCCTTGGCCAAGCCCTTGGGCAATTGGGGGACACTGTTTGGCAACGCGTTGAAGACAATTCATTCATGCAAGCCCAAACCAACCTTTCTCGTGAAATGTCACGCATTGAACGTGACAATCTTGGAAATCCGGCCGGACTTCAAAAAAGCCTGACCGCATATAAAAAATCATTTATGAAGGAAGTAAAAATTCCGGCATTGCGGTCCCGTTTGGATTATCAATTTGAAGCCCAAGCCATTCCGGCATTGAACCGCGCACATGCACAATTCCGCCAAAATGTTGACCAAGAAACACAGGCCAACACGTTTTTATCTATGGATGAAATCCAAAACCAAATGGACGTGGCGGCGCAAGGTGCATTTTCGGAAGACCCGCACATTGCCCAATCATCTATGGCCCAAATGCAAGAATTGATGGAACGCCAAGTGGCGTTGGCCAACCAACGTTCAAGTGATGGTTCCTTCCTATTTGGACCGGAAGCGGTTGCCAATATGACGATTGCCGCCCGCGATAAAACACACACCGCCTTGGTGAAGAATTGGTTCATGAAACAGCCAAACAAATTGCAAGCGGCGGAAGATTGGTTGAACGGCGGAATTGAATATGACCTTCCAAATTCCGCGGAAGCCATTGGCGGGTTTAATGCCGTTGACACAAATGCGTTATTTGAACGCGGTTTGATTGCACAAGAAAGCGGCGGGGACCAATCGGCCGTTTCACCCAAGGGCGCAATTGGCGTTGCCCAAATCATGCCGGAAACAGGCCCGGAAGCGGCGGCAATGGCCGGCGTGGCATGGGACCCCAAGCGGTTCAAGAATGATGCCGCCTATAATAAACAATTGGGCAAGGCGTACTTTGACGCGCAAGTCCAAAAATATGGGGACACAACCCTTGCCTTGATGGCGTACAACGCCGGCCCGGGTGCGGTTGATGACTTTATGAATGGGACAAACAAGACCGGGAAAAACCCAAATGGGAAAAAACTTGGGGACCCCCGCAACGGTGAAACATCCGTCAACGCCTTTGTCAATGCGTTCCCGTTCAAGGAAACACGCGATTATGTCCGCGGCGTCAAAGAAAAAGCCGGTTTCACGCCCGTCAACATTCGGGAAAGCATGCCGGCCAGCACACGCCAGAAAGTGGACAATGAAGTTATGTCCATGTTGCAGGACCAGATTGCCATTGAAAACCATCAAATGGCCTTACAGGAAAGGGCCGACAAAAACCTTGCCCAGCAAACAATGGGCGATTGGGTCACGGAATTAACGGCAAACCCACGGGAACGCACGTTTGATGATGTTTTGAATGAGGCCACAGGGGCGAAGGCGGCCCCGGCGCAAGGTGTTGAAACAAGCGCGGAAGATTTTGCCCTTCGCCGCACAGAGCAAATTACGCGCCTTGACGCACAAAAACAGATTTTCATCAAGGGCGGCATGCAAGATGAATACTTTGCGTTGCGTAAATCATTGGTGTCTGGCAACCCATTAGTTGAAGACGGGGCCACAATCGTTCAAATGAAAAACATGATGGCCAGCGGCCAAGACATTTCACAGGTCGCCCTTGGCGCATTGAACGGAAACCGGATTGGTCCTGACACTTATGATGAAATGTTGACCCGGCAAAAGACATTGCGTGGTCCGGCCGGTGATGCGCCACAATTCTTGTTAAACCAAATTCAATCATCCATTGCCGGATTGACGCCAACCGGGGACCCAAATTCCGCGGTCCTTGTTTATAACGCGCAAACACAATTTTTGAATGCGGTTGACCAATGGAAGGCGGACCCGAACAATGCCGGCAAGGTTCCAACCTTGAAGGACTTGAAGCCATTGGCAGACAGCGCAATTTCATCATTCAACCCAAATCCGGAAGGTGCGGTTGTTTCATTGACCGCACCGTCATATATCCCGGCCAATTTATATTCCGCCCCAAGTGTTGAAGGTGTGGCAAAAATGCAAACCTTGGTTAAGGAACAGTATGTGAAAAAACACGGCAAGGACGTTGAGAAAATCAAGAATGACCCGGACTTCAAACGGGACTTTAATTGGGTTAAAACAATAGAAAAGACGGTCACGCCGTCAACAACCAGTGTTGGGGATTAAGTAAATGGACCAGACCGTCATTGACCGTACAAAAAATGAAGCCGCTGAATTTGACCAGAACTTCAACCAGCTTTTCAATGAGAGCAAGACAAATGTTCAAAATGAAGAAATGGACGATTTTTTGCGTGACGCGCCGGGGGCGGACATTGCGCCACAGAAAACTGGCGGCGGCGCAGACCAAAACATTGATGAAAACGGCAATGTGATTGACACTATTGTGGATGTTGCCGGGGCCGTTGGTAAAGATGTTGGTCTTGGTGTACGCCAAGCCCCCCGCCGCATAGGGCGCGGCGCAGTCAAGGGGGTCAATTCCATGTTGGGCTTAATTGACAGTGTTACGGATTTGACGCCAACCATCACCATGATGGATGAAGAAGGCAACACGTCTTACCCGCGCTTTATCACTCAAGGCATGTGGGAAAAACGGATGACCAAGAATGTCAACCGCAAAATTGACGCGCACAACAAGGAAGTTGGTTGGAAGGAAAAAGACAAGGTTGATTTGAATGCGGCCCCGTCATTACCAAACCTTGCGCCGGCAAAAGATGCGTCCGTCACGGGTGACGCCATTGAAGGAATTTCCCAATTCCTTGTTGGCTTAAAGGCCGTTGATAAAATTGGGGCCGCGGCAAAAGCGGCCGGCGCGGTAAAGGTTGGCCAATTCTTGCAGGGTTCCGGCGCGGCATCCTCAATTGTCAAAGGTTCATTGGCGGACCTTCTTGCCTTTGACCAACATGAACAACGCCTTTCAGATGTCATTCAACGCGTCCCCGCTTTGCAAAACCCCGTCACGGAATGGTTGGCGGGTGATGACAATGACGGCGTTCTTGAAGGAAAAGTCAAGCAAGCCATTGAAGGTGCGGTTGGAAACACACTTGGTGAAGCCCTGTTCCGTGGGATAAAATTTGTTAAGCAAGGCAAGGACGCGGCAAAACAAATGGCCGCGGACGGCGTGACGATTGATGACCTTGTGGCAAAATCGGTTGATGACGTGAATGGTGTTCAAGTCAATGCACAACATTTTGCGGATATTGGTGACGCGGACAACGCGGAATTGGTCATCAAGAAATTTCACAAAGAAGCCGATATTGTAAAAGGCGGCGCGGACCAAGTGAAAAAGGTTGGCGCAAAACTTGACCAAGCGGCCAAGGAAGCCGGCAATGTTCCGGCCGGACAGGTTGCGGGGACAACACCATCAATTGGCGGAAAACCTGAAATCCAAATCAACTTTGCCCGCATCAATGGTGAAGAAGACATCAAGAAGGTCATGCAACAATTGGCCAATGACCCTGACCTTGCGCCGTCCGTACAGGCCGCCCGCCGCGGTACACAAACAACGGAAATGACATTGAAGGGCGCGGAAGACGTTGATGGTTTTGACGAATTGTTGACGCGCCGCACCGGCGAAGCCTTTAATGACCAACAAATTGTGGCGGCCCGCAAGGTGTATTATGACACCACAAACAAATTATTGGAACTTGCGGAAAAGGCGTCAAGCCCAACGGCAACGGATATGGACCAATTCATGTTCCGCAAAATGATGTCCGTTCACCACGCCGTCCAAAAAGAAATGTTAGGGGCGCGGGCGGAAGCCGGTCGGGCCTTGCGGGCTTGGTCAATTCCGTTGGAAGGAACGGGCGGCCAGCGCGTCAAAGATATTGAAACCATGTTGAATGAATTTGGCGGCGCGGAAGCCACCAAGGACCTTGCAAAACGATTGACAGCCATTTCCAAGACCGGCGGCCTTACAACCGCCCAAATTAACGCCGTGACGAATGGCGGCGCATTGGCGCGGACATCAAAGGCATTGATTAACGTTTGGCAAATGGGTCTTTTAACAAGCCCCCGGACGCACGTTGTGAACGTGACATCAAACACCATGACCGGCCTTTTGTTGGGCGCGGAAAAGTTTTCCGCATCTCTTATGGGTGACACGCCAATCAAGGCCCGGGAAGCGGTTGAATATTACATTGGATATTTGGGGTCATTCAAAGAAGCGTTGGTCAATGCCGGCCACGCTTTCAAGACGGGGCAAACCGGAATGGGGTTGGGGAAAATTGACCTTCCCCCAATCAACCCGGCATCCCGTGAAATCCTTGACCCGGAAGGCAAGGCCGGCATGTTTTCAAAAGCCTTGGCAATGTACGGCGAAACATTAAACCGCGTTGTTGGCGGCGGCCTTGCGGCCGGTGATGAATTTGCCAAAACAACTCTTTACCGCGGGCAATTGCGGGCCTTAGCCACGCGCCAAGGTATCGCGCAAGGTCTTGATGGTGATGCACTGAAAAAATTCATTGCGGATGGCGTCACAAATCCGGATGCTTATATCAAATCGGATGCTATGGAATTTGCGGCATACGGGACATATACAAACGCCCTTGAAGGCGGCGGCGCGGCCGTTCAAAAATTTGTTGCCAAGGTTCCGGCCGCCCGTTTGGTTGTTCCGTTTGTCCGCACACCAATCAACATTTTCAAATTCACGTTTTCGCGCACACCGCTTGGCCTTATTTCACAGCAAATGCGGGATGACCTTGCGGCCGGCGGTGTGAAACGTTCACAGGCATTGGCAAAATTAGGGACAGGAACATCCGTCATGATGTTAGGAACTGATTTTGCATTGAATGGAAACATCACGGGCGCGGGACCAACGGACCCGGAAACCCGTTCCCGTTTGCGTTCCGCCGGTTGGCGTCCATATTCCATCAAAATTGGTGATGAATATTATTCATATTCAAGGTTTGACCCGTTTGCCACATGGCTTGGGATGTCCGCGGATATGACAGAAATCATGACCAATTATGAAGCCTATGACGTGAAGGCCCAAGAAGAAATTGACCAGCTTGTCACGGCCGGCGTTGCCGCAATTTCCAACCAAGTTGTTGGAAAAACCTTCCTTCAAGGTATCGCGGACATGACCCAAGTTTTGTCCGATAGTAAACGTTATGGCCCCCAATACCTTCAACAATATGCGGGTTCATTGGTTCCGGCCGGCGTTGCCGATATTGAACGGGCGGTTTCACCGGAAGTTGAACAGGTGTTTAACATGATGGATGCAATCAAGGCCCGCATCCCCGGCCTTTCGGATGCGGTCCCGAAACGCCGCAACACTTATGGTGAAGTCATTAAAAATTACACGCCGGGCGAAGGTTGGGATGGTGTGCCAGAACGGTTGATGACTATGATTAACCCCGTTTTGCATTCTGACCCCAATGCACCGGACCAAAAACTTGACCAATGGTTTTTGTCAAATGGTGTTGACGGCCCTAATATGCCGCGCAAAACCCAAGAATTTGAAGACCCGCGGTCATTTGGGCGCGTGAAAGCGTCAATTGATATGCGGGAATATCCGGAAATTTATGACCGTTTCCTTGAATTGCGCGGGCAAGTCAAGTTGCCGCAATACCAGAACATGACCATGAAAAAATATTTGTCCGGATTGGTGGATAAAAAGGTCCCGGGGTCTTCCGTGTTCTTTAATGGTTTTGCAACGGACCGTGAAAAACAAGGACATATTGTGGCGGGCATTGTTTCAGATTATGACCGCGCAATCCGTAAACAATTGGTCAATGAATTCCCTGTTCTTCAACAAATTATCATTGAAGAAAACGGAAAACAAAAAGCCATGAACGCAAATTCAGGGGCGCAAGGTCTTATTCGCAAAAAGGCTTTTCCATGATACTATCCAATGAAAGAGGTTTGAACCATGTCACAAAATGAAAATGATGGCTTTGCACAATTCACGGCAACCGGCGGGGAATTGAACGTTCCGTTTGATTTTAAGATTGCGGACAGGGCGGAAATAAAAATCATCCGCAAGCGTTCCGGGGTTGAAGCAACGCTTGTCCTTAACACGGATTACACGATTGCGGACAATCAATTGAACCAAGACCTTGGCGGTGTTGCGGTTTTGATTGGTTCGGCAACGCCGGCCCTTGCAAGTGACATTTACACGGCCCTTTTGAACACGCCATATTCACGGGGCGTCCTTGATGGTTCAAGTGATTTTAACCAATCCGGTGATTTTTTCGCGGCAACATTAAACAAACAGCTTGATTTTTTAATTCGCATGGTCAACCGGTTGGCGCGTGACACGGCAAAATCTTTGAAATTTTCCGAAACGCTTAATATTTCAACAGCCATTATAACGGAAACAATCGCTTCCGGCCGGGCTTTGATTGCCGGGTCAGCCCCCGGAACATTTATTCAAGGTCCTACGGCAACCGATATTGCCAACGCGCAAACATACGCATCAAACGCTTCAACCAGCGCATCAAATGCGGCCACATCGGAAACGAATGCCGCAAATAGCGCGGCCGCGGCACAGGCTTCCGCCGCCGGAATGAAATGGCGTCCATCTGTGAAGTCTGCAACAACTGCAAACATCACGCTTTCCGGAGCGCAAACAATTGATGGGGTTTCTATTGTTGCTGGGGATCGCGTCCTTGTAAAAAACCAATTAACCGCCTCGCAAAATGGAGTTTATGTCGCGGCATCCGGCGCATGGGCGCGGGCTGCTGATGCGGATACCTACGAGGAATTAATAAGTCAAGTTATTGTTGTTGAGGAAGGCAGTGTTAGCGCGGACAAATTATTCATTTGCACAATCAATTCTGGCGGAACACTTGGTGTCACAAGCATCACTTGGGCCGAATTAAGCATTGCAATTGCGGATGGGTCAATAGGTTTTGCAAAACTGTCAAGCGGAGATATTGCAACTTCCGCCAATATTTTCGCTGGGGCTGCAAACAAGATTGCAACTGCATCCGCAATAAAAACTGTTTTGGGTTCTGTACTGCACGTCCAAGATCAAAAGGCATCCGGAACAAGCGCGGGGACGTTTACAGCCGGCGCATGGCAAACGCGCACATTGAACACGGCAGTAATAAACACAATCACAGGCGCAAGTTTGGCATCAAATCAAATCACACTTCCCGCTGGAACATATAAAATCAATTGCACACTGCCCGCGGTATCTGTTGACCAACACCAAGCCCGTCTGCAAAACATAACTGACGGCACAACAACGCTTTCTGGCGGGTGTTTTCGCTCATGGTCTTCAAGTGCGAACTCTACCCCTGCTGATCTTTTCGGGATATTCACAATTGCCGCCACAAAGGTTTTTGAGGTGCAGCATCGTTGTGCAGTAACCCGCGCGGCAGATGGACTCGGCATCGCCGCAAGTTTTGGGACAGAGGTTTATGCCAATGTTTTTATTGAAATGGTGTAAAGGTATAAAAAATATGGATATGCAACACTTGTTTGACATACTTGTGGGGATAATTGTTACAATTGTTGGATTTTTTGCCAAACAGGTTCATGCGGACAATAAGGAAACGCAAAAAGAACTTTCAGCATTCCAAACACACGTTGCGGAAAATTATGCACATAATGGGCGTATAGATGAAATTAAGGATGCCGTGGCAAACGCCAACAAACGCCTTGACAGTATTTATGAAATATTAACAAAGGCCAAATGATGGTTTTATTTGAACAATTCTTTGAAGCCCTTTTGAAGGTTGAAGGTGGTTTTGTTGATGACGCCCGTGACAGCGGCGGCGCAACGCGTTATGGCGTGACGGAAGCGGTTGCCCGGGCCAACGGATATTCAGGGGCCATGAAAGATTTGCCGTTGTCATTGGCCAAATCCATTTATAAGGCGCAATTTTGGGACGCGTTGCGCTTGGATGACATTCAAAACCTTTGCCCGTCCCTGTGTCTGAAACTGGCTGACATCGCCGTTAATATGGGCGTCAAGCAATCATCATTCTTTTTGCAACGCCTCTTAAATGCGCTGAACAACCGTGGCCAGCTTTACCCTGACATTGACGCAGACGGACGCGTGGGTCCGGGGACGATTGCCGCGCTGAAAAAGTTTCTTTCAATCCGCAATAAAGACGGGGAAACGGTTCTTGTCCGCGCCCTGAATTGCATGCAAGGGATGTTTTATATATCCTTGGCGGAAAGAAGGGAAAAAGACGAAGCCTTTCTTTATGGCTGGCTTCTTAACCGTGTCCATTGAAAGGGGATATGAAAATGATTAAAGGATGGAAAACTTTTGCCGTGTTCACCGTTGTTGGTGTGCTTGGCCTTGTGACGGCGTTGGAAGCAGTGGACATCAAGTCCATTCTGGTTCCTTTGGTTTGCCACGTTGATGCGGGCGCGGTCATCGCGGATGATTGCACCGCTAAAATCATAAAACTTGCAGGTGTTTGGACATCCGCTTTGGGGACCGTTGGTGTATTCCTTCGCGCCGTGACCACAAGCGCAATTTTCAAAAGCCTGAAAGATGAATAAATATCTAGGCATTGCCGCGGCTGTTATTATGGCGGGGCTTGCCCTTGCGATATGGCTTCACGGCAATGCCAGATTTGCAGAAGGAAAAGCGGACACCGTTGCCACACAGGCGGTTGCTGGCGTTAAAGCTGGTAATAAAGCGGCCGCGGATTTGGAAAAGGTTGACCATGAAACACGCAATATGTCGGATGATGATGTTGACCGCGATTTGTGCCGTCTTGGCATCGTGCGCGGCAACGCCGGTTGTCCTTGATACCGCCTGTCAATCCATGCCCAAAGGAACGGCGTCCCTTTCTGATACGCGGGACACAAAATCATGGATGCGGACCTATGAAAAAAACAGGCAATCAAAATGCCTAAAATAGGAACGGGACCGCACAAAGGGAAATAAGGCGGTCCCGTCCTTCATTGCAATATATCGCAATTATGCCGCGGATGGAAGCCCAATCCGCTTGTTTTTGCCTTCGCCAATCAATTGGACAAGGCCATATTCCGCCAATCGGTTGACGATTATATGGACGCCGTTGTGTGACTTTGCCCCAATGTCCGCGGCAATGCCACGGTATGTTGGAACGTCACCGGCCTTCAATGTTTTCTTGATGGCTTCAAGGACGCGTTTTTCATTGTCCTTCAATCCAACCGTATAAACACCATCGGCCAGCCCTTTGACGCCCTTGACGGCAACCTTATCACCCGGACGCGGTGAAATTTCACCGGCTTTTTGACGCGCAACCTTTGCAGATTTTGCAACGGTTTGTTTTTTCCTTGGTGATTTTTCACCACGCGGGCCACGGGGTTCATATTCCGGTTCCGTTGATGGCGGCATCACAAGGGGGTTTAGCAATTCTTCAAGCCTTTGCATGGCAAATGCCACGCGCCCGGCCGGAAGTGTTACCATATCATTTGACGTGTTTTGTGAGTTTTTCAAAACCCACAATTGACCGCGCACCCAAGACAAAAGGTCTTCATCGGTTGGGAACATGGGAATGATTTTTTGGTCTGCCATTATATTTCCTTTCATTTCTGTTTTGAACAATCCGGGCATGGTTCTATGGTGTCCGGCGTTTTCTTCACGCCCGAACCCCCACATGTACCACACACGGCATCCGTCCCAAGGTTTAATTCTTGAGAAAGATTTGGTTGGTCCTTGACGGTATAGGCCGCGCCGCGTGGCGGGTCTTCCTGTTCAAGGACAACATCCATTTGACCGGTAAACGTCAACCCTTGTGGGCCTTCCTTCAATTCGGGGGCAATGTACGCCGCCCGCCCGGTGTGTTCATAGTGACTTTCAACTGCGGCCGCCCGTTGAACGTTGGTTGGCAATTGTGGGGCCAACATACGGACGGCGGTTTTTGCGTACATGGCCGCCGGGTTGTCAATCCATGGGCTTTTCTTTTTTGGGTCTTGAAGGTGGGATTTGTAAGATGCGGACGCCGCCCGGGAAACATAGATGTCTTCCAATTCAAGGACCTTGAAAATTTCAACGCCTTGTGGGTTTTTGGCGATTGCATACGCGCCCAATATTTCACCGCGTTCCTTGCCCGTTAATCGGCCCGCCGGACGGTGATGCAAAAACCCCTTTGTCCCGTGGGCATAATCAAATTCATCCCCTTCCCTGACAACGCCGGATGACACATAAAATCCCGAGTTTTGGGCAAGGGTGATATATCCCTTATATCCCGGAATGAATTGCGCCTTAACAGACCCGCGGTCATAAAATGGCAAAATATAGGCCAATCCAATTTTGGCATCAACTTCAAGGCCCAACACGGCCGCGGTCATTACAGACCTGAAAAGGCTTGTGCGGTCACATTCAAGAAGTTTTGGCGTGTCTTGACATGCGGTGATTGCATATCTGACCATGGCTTCCGGTGTGATATGCGGCGGCAAAACGGCGGCCAATTCTGGTTTTAGAATTTCCAAAGCCGGGCGCAATTCTTTGTTGATGCGCTGGACAACTGGAAGGTTTTGCGGTCCTTGGACCGTTGATTGATATGGTTGGTTCATGTTTCATTTCCCTTTGTTTGTGGTCTTATACACCTAACACAATGTTCCCGTCATGGTCAACTATTGTTTCAGATTTTTTGACCGGTTCATCCAATGTTTTAACATCCATCCGCAAGGCCCCATTGGACGAAAATTTGACCGTCACGGACGCCCGGCCCGTGTGCGCGGTTGTGACGCGCCCCGGTTCCGGTTTTGTGGTGTCCAACATGGCATGAAGAATGCGTGTCTTCATTTCCTTTTGCCGCTTTTCAGCGGACAGGCGTTCCATGCCGGCCGTCACATATTCAAAAGCCCACATTTCAAAGACACCGTTTCCGCGGAAATCTTTGAATTCGGGCGGCAAATCTTCCGCGGATTTGAACAGGTCAACAATATGTTCATAATCCTGTCCGCCCAAAAGCGGCGGTTCATTGTTTGCCTTCATGTCTTCCCAAAACTTGCGTGAACGGTTGACAATGTGGTCCGTCACCTTCTTATCCTGTTCACGGAAAAACACGCGGATGTCTTCCGGGTTGCCGGCATGCATAGAACCAATGGCCGTCCATCGGAAAGGTTCCTTGCCGGCCGCAAGGCGGGCCGCATTTGTCACAAACAATTCATGTTGGACTTGCAATTCAACGTGCGTTGGGGCGCGTGATTGCGTCCAACCCGGCGCAAAATTTTGAACGTTTTTGATTTGCACAATTCCCGGGCCATGTTCTGGATGGGTGCAATAATAATCAAGGGTGCAACCAAGCCAAGGAAATTCAGGGTGTTCATGATATTCCTGACATTTCACCATGTCCCATTGGTAATGTTCAACAATCAATGCGGCCACAACCGGTTCCATCAATTGTCCAAAGCGCATCAACGGACTTTCTTCAACATCACCAAGGTTCCCGCGTTTCATGTGGAACAATTGGTTTGGGGTCAAATATGGGCTTTCAGAAAACAAGGTTGCAATCTCGGACGCCCCAATGTGGGCCGCCCGTAATTCGCGCCAATGCGCTTCATCTTTGATTTGTGTTATTGTCATCACATCCCCCGTGTCCCGTGTTCTTTAAGGTCCCCGTGATAGTATTCCCATGACAGCGTTTCAAATGATTTGCGCGTGATGCGGCGTTCACCTGTTTTTGGGTCATAAAAAAATTGGAAGACCATGATGTCCGTTTCTTCTTCTTGTCCATTGACCGGGCTTTCAACATTATCATTGCAATGGTCATCAAACCATTCTTGGGCGTTATCCAATGCGGCCGCATGTGACAAACATTCAAGGTCCTGTTCTTCACCCCACGGGTCTTCATAGGTCCAAAACAAATCTTCATTTTTGGCCCGGGCAATTGCGCGGTTCCAAGCCATTCCAATTTCATCAACAATGCGTGATTTTTCGTTTTTCACATGACGTTTGAATGATGACCATTCAAGTTTTGCCTTGTTTGACAATGGCGCATTCCGCCACGATTTGTTCCCAATATAACGGGCTTTATATGGTTTTATTTTGAACATCGTTCTTCCCTTTGTTTGATGTTGATGTCCGATTATATGGACCAACCATGAAACAATGTCAATATAATTTACGTTGACAAAGAAAAAAATATTTCACAAGATGGGGAACTATTTTCAAAAAGGGGAAATCACAAAAAATGGATAATAAGATTTTGACGTGGCAAGGACGCTTGAAAAAACTACGCATGCGCCAAGGGGCGTTTTGCGTTCAAGTCCCAATTTCACAGTCATATTTTTCTGATTTGTGCGTGGGCCGGGCAAAGAACCCGTCCCTTCAATTATACGCACGAATTGAAAGCCTTTTGACCGGCATGGAAAGGCGTGTTGAACAGGAAGCGGAAGCCCGGGAACGCAAGGACGCGCCGCCCGTGAAGAAGCCTAAAAAAGACCGGGCGCGTCCAAAACTAACAAAGGGAAAATAAATGACACAACCATGGTATCCATTCTATTGGTCCGATTATTCGGGGAAAACCATGCATTTAAGCATGGGGCAACACGGGGCCTATATGCTTTTTTTGCGGTGGATTTACACTACGGAAAAGACAATCCCGCATAAGAAACGCTATAGCATTGCTAGGGCGATGACAGAGCAAGAACAGGGTGACGCTGATTTTGTCCTGTCTGAATTCTTTATCCGTGAAGGCGATGAATGGCGGTCAAACAGGGCGGAAGCAGTCATCAATGAAACCAAAAACCGCCACGAAAGGCGCGTAAATGCTGGAAAAAAAGGCGGAATTGCCAAGGCGGAACGGTCTAGCAATGCTAGGGAATTGTCAGAGCAAAGCACTAGCAATGCCCTAGTAACCACAACCACAACCACAACCATATCTAACAATGATAAATCATTGTTAGAGGACGCGCATGCGGTTGATGACATAAAATCAAAATCTAAGAAAGGGAAAGACAATGGCGCAAGATTACAAGTTTGGTATGAAAACAGCGGATGCGAACCGGGAAGCCTTCCGGCCGGTTGGGCAGATTATCCAAAATCCAAATTTGGATGGAATGACAGAGAGGTTGAACACGTTGCCAACGCCTTTTGGCGATACTGGACCGGGCCAGATGCCCGCGACCCAATCAAAAAAGATTGGGGACGCGCATGGCAAGGATGGTGTGACAGGTCAAACAGCCGGGGGGAACATAGAGTTTCAGCACAAGCCGCGCATCAAAAGCCGGGCGGACTTTCTTTCAATAAAATCCTTTCTATCGCGGAACAGGCCGCAAGTCAAAATTGAATGGGATTATGTGATTGATGAAGAAGGAACGCGCCGCGCCCGTCAAAACCGGATAATGTTGCCAGTTGTGATGACCGAACAGGAAAGGGAATTGATGGAAGACCTTTCCCGGCCGGCAACCAAGGACATTGTTGCCGTCCATGTGGCCCGCCTTGCCGCCCACAAGCGCATGCCAAATGACACGGATATGGCTTCCGTTGTTATCCGGGAATTCACGGACTTCATCTTTGGTGAACATGCCAAGGAATATGAAATATATGAAACGTTTGATTGGTTTATCACCAAAGACCAATCACCGTGGTTCCCGCCTTTGTCCCAAGTGTTGATTGCTCTTAAAACCGCGGTCAAACACGGGTATATTGACAAGGAAAACTTATCAAAAATGATTGAAGCGGAAACCGTATAATGCGCCTTGAATTCACCCTTCCCGTCCCCCCGTCCGTCAATACCGCCTATTTTAACAGGAAGGACGGGCAGGGGCGCGGGAAAGGGAAGGCGGTTGGGAAATACACCTTGGAATGTTTGATGGCCTTACAGCCCGTTATTAGGGCCAACAAATGGCGGTGTGACCAAAACCTTATTCAACGCATGACGATTTGCAGGGGTGTGAAAGGCACAAAAGCCAATGCCGTTGGCACGATTGCCAAGGCGGTGAAAGATGACCGGCCGCGTTATCGGATGAAATACACGTTCTTTTTTCCAAATGATATTCCCCGGGACATTGCCAACTTTGAAAAGATTATGACGGACATTATGGTTGAAGTAGGTCTTTTATTGGATGACCAATTCATTGATGACATGCATTTGCAACGCGGCGGGGTTGATGCAAAAAATCCACGCGTTGAAGTTATTATGGAACAATTTAACAGGACCTAAAAATATTTTTTATTTTTTCATTTTGTGCGTTGACAACGTAAATAGGATGGTCTAAAAATTGAACATCGGAACAATCTTGGACCGATAAAACAAAGGGAAAAAGATATGAACGCAAAACGCAAACACACAGTGTCATTTGACATTGCCATGGAAGATTTGGCGCACGTTGAAAAAATTGTTGACCGCGCCATGAAAATCAATCCAGAACTGGACCGCATGGAATTGATGATGGATGTCACGGCCACACATTGCAACGGTTGTGAACTTGACCTTGCCCGCCTTGCCAATGACTTTGATGATTTTAATTTGATGCATGATGTCTATGGCATATCGGCCCACATCAACCGGACAAACGGGAAATTGGAACGTTGTTTCCTTCCCCGGTCTTCAAAATAAGGGGGCGGATATGTGGGAAAACATTAAAGCCATTCTTCAATTAACCGCCATTTTGGCATCCGGCGTGTTCTTTATTTTCGGACTGCCTTGGATTTTTGCCATTGGGTGCGTTGCCCTTGGACATGGACCGGAAGTGTGCGGACTTTAACAGAATTCACCGGCAATTCCGCCGGCGATAAAACCCCAAAAGAAAAGGGAATTTCCAAATGTCAAAAGAACTGATTGTTATTGAAGCCGTAAACGCGGCAACCGTATTTCAACCCGGCGGCGCGGACCGCATAATTGAAGATATAAAAGCCAAGGTCAATTCCTTGGTCCTTGATGTTTCAACGCCCGGCGGCCGTGAAGAAATCCGGTCATTGGCGGCAAAAATTGCCCGGTCCAAGACCGCGCTTGATGGTATGGGCAAAGAATTGAAGGCGGAATGGAAGGCCCGTTGTGATGCAATTGACGGTGAACGCCGTAAAATTTGGGATGAACTTGAAGCCCTTCAACATCAAGTCCGCCAACCATTAACCGATTTTGAAAACAAGGAAAAGGAACGTGTTGCCGCGCATGAAGCGGCCCTTGAAAAATTGGCCAGCTTCAAGAATTTTGTTCATGGTGACGAAACCGGACGCCCAACGCCGGCGGACCGCCTTGAACAAATCATTGCCCTGTCCGCGGAATTTTATGGGACGCGCAATTGGGAAGAATTTTCGGAACGCGCCAACAATCAACAAGCCGCCAATGACGCGGCGTTGAAACAGGCCCTTGACGCCCGCCGCAAATATGATGCGGAACAAGCCGAATTGGAACGTTTGCGCCGGGAAGAAGAAGCCCGCAAGCAAAAGGAACGTGAAGACGCCATTGCCAAGGAAGCGGCCGAAAAGAAACGCTTGGCGGACATTGAACAGGCCCGCAAGGATGAAGAAGCCCGTCAACAAAAAATCCGTGATGATGAATCAGCGGCAACCGCGAAGCGCGAGGCTGATATAGAACACAGACGGGAAGTAAACAACAAAGCAGCGGTTGATCTATCCGTTGCGGTTTCCGATCTGGAAGCTGATTTTTGCCTAAGAGTGATAAAGGCTATCGCGCAAGGTAAAATTACAAACGTCAAAATCATCTATTAAGGGGAAGTCATGGAAACCATTGAAGTCAACATGACAATCACGGTTGACCCGGAAGACCAAAAGACGTGGGCGGACATTGTGGACGCTTCCATCTTTACAATCGCCGGTGTTGCCCGGAAATATGATGTTAATGAAAATCAGCTTCGCCGGTATCTGAAAGGCCGCGCCAAGCCACAACGCCAAACCATGGAAAGGATGGTCAAAATCATGAAGGACCTAACACAAAAGCCGCGCCAAGCCAAACACCAGGCCCGCGGATATGCAACGGAAGCGGAATGGGAACACACTGAAAGCGTGGTGCGCTGATGGTCAGGATTCCCCCATACACAGGAGATTGTAAAATGACACAAGAAAAAATCATGTATGATTCTGATGAAGCCGCACAGCGCGTGACTTTATCAGGATGGTTAAGCCGCGATGGTATTTTTTGGCCGGATAAAAACGACCCTAAATTTGCGGAACACCACGCCAGATGGGGCGGATGCACCCACCTGATATGCGAATGCGGAAATGAACATCGCAAAAACTACACGATGTGCGATACCTGCATTGCCAAGAAAAATGATGAACGCTATCAGGCTATGCCCTTCAAGGAATGGGGCGGCGAACCGCTTTGCCTGTACCACGATGACACATATTTTTTCAGTGAAGATGCGTTGCAAGACTGGGCGGAAGAACATGAGATTGAAGACCTTTCCACCATTCAACTTGTCATCTGTGAACCGCAGTACGCATGGGAAATTGAAGGTGATGAACATTATGCCGATTACCTGCCAGAGGACACGGAACTTTCTGATGTCGCGCCCCTACTGGCGGCGGCACTGGAAGAAGTGAATGAAGTTATCCGCGAACACAAGGAAATCCTATGTTGGATGCCGGGTAAATTCAGAACAAGCATCAAGGCGGGTGAGTGATGAAACCCTTTGACCCAGACATTGTTGACTTTGCCAACGCCGCGCCAAGCCAAACACCAGGCCCGCGGATATGCAACGGAAGCGGAATGGGAACAGCTTCAAAAATGCGGCATTGGCCCGGAACGTGACGCCGGAACAGGTTGCCTACGCCCAAGGCTATATGTCCGGAATTGTGGATGGTTATAAGGATGTCATGGCG